GTACTCCCACTTCTTCTTTCGAAGTAGGTTGTAGTCCGCATCCAACTTCCGAAGTACAAGACATTCATCGTGATAGATGTTCAAGTACTTACCGTGCAATTGGGGAATGCGAATCGACTCATCGCCCAGTTCGGTTCCGTCGATTTTCAGGTCTGTTTCGACCATTTCTTTGATTCGTTCGATGTTCATTGTGGGAATTCTAGCATAGGATTGAACGGAAGCAATAGATACTTGTGTGAAAGTCCTAGGTATTGACTACTCCATGACCTCACCCGCAATCACTTTGATTGACGGAGAAAAAGCCACTTGTTGGTTCCTTACATCGGTCAAGCGCAATCAGGTCACGCATACTTTTGGAATGCTGACCTGTGTTGGGGATGTCTACCCCGACTACCTCTGCCCCGAGCAAAGATACGATCTCATTTCTGAATGGGCTGTTTCCAAGTGCAGAGTCGATGCTGACGCTCTCGTCATAGAGGACTATGCAATGGGGGCTAAAGGAAAGGTCTTTCATATCGGAGAGAACTGCGGGATGCTCAAGCACAAGTTGTGGAAGAGCGGGATTCGATTTGAAACTGTTGCGCCAACAGCCCTAAAGAAGTTTGCAGCGGGTAAAGGAAACGCCGACAAGTGCATCATGCATGCCGCTTTCAAGGATCAGACAGGAATCGATCTGATGAAGTCAATGGACAAGGAGAGCAAGGACTGTGGAAGTCCTGTCTCAGATATAGTTGACTCCTACTTCCTTGCGCGGTATGCTATCAGGAAGCAACCACAACATTAGCAATGTCAGGGAACGCCTCTTGAACCATCGGCTTGGACAATCCGTATCCGTACCCAAAGGTGCCGCCCAACAGTTCCTTGATCAGTTTTGCCTCATCGGGGTGAACAGACTCAAGGATCTGAATGAGCAGGATGTCCTTCCGCTCCTTGGGGAGGTTATAGGACTCTTTGAAGATGTACATCCGCTTGGCTTCCTGAAACAGGCTCGACATGGTCAAACCTTCGGGTGCCTGATCGGGCGTGTACGGAGGGAGATCGGATCGGTACCACTTTGCGTTATCAAAGAACGCATAGTGAAGCAACTGCTTCAGCGTGTGGGTTCCGTTCTCACGAAGAAGACGGATCGTGTCTTCACGGCTCTTAGAGTTTTGCGAGATTTTCTTCAGTACTTCGGGAATGGTCAGGGTGGTTGGCATGATGTTGTACCTCACCCTTATTTAGCACTCAGGACTTGACACGGCATGGATCGTGGTCTATACTTGTCACAATCGTAACCCAAACATAAGGATTACAAACACATGGAAAGCAACGATACAAAGCAGCAGAAGACACCTCAGCAGAAGGTTTGGCTCCGAGATGAGCAGAAGACCGCCGTTGTTCGGCGGGTCGAACTCCACCCCAACTGGGGCAAGCAGTACCTCGTCACCACCCATAGCAATGAGTGGGGCCCCGAGACCTATTGGGTAAAGGAAGAGAATGTCGAGCCGATGGGGGCACATCGCAATGGCTAAGTCTATCCGCAAGCGTACCGTCAAGACGGTCAAGCCCAAGTCTGTAGTGGAGGAACCCGAAGTGGCACCTGATGCAATTCCAATTGCTCTTCCCCTCAAGGAAGAAGAAAAGATCCCGACCTTCTACATCATGAGTTGCCAAGCGGGTCAATACATGGCAGAATCTTGGCTTGGACTTGGTTGGGCAATTTTCAAGCACCGTCTGTGGCACCTTTGGAACGATGGCTCTTTCATGGACTAATGCTTGAACATCTTCGTACTACAACCTAGTCCTGCTGCGGCTGCGCGTGACATGTGCGACAAGCATGTTGTCAAGATGATCGTAGAGTCAGCGCAGATGCTGTCAACGGCACATCGTGTGCTTGATGGATCTCCAACCATTCGGGTATCTCCGAAGGGGCGAAACATCAAGCATTGGAAACACCCAAACTCCGACATGGATCGGATGCTGTGTCTTCCCACGATGGTCAATCACCCCTGCACCAAGTGGGTCATGCAGTCATCCGATAACTACGAATGGCTGTACGATCACGGCATCGAACTGCTGCGCCAGTACACGCTGCGGTACGACAAGGTGCATTCGATGCAAGCCCTGTACATGAACTATCTGATTGACCATCCGACAAACATTTCGGTGGACAAGCAGACTCCGTTTGCACAGGCAATGCCCGAGCAGTACCGCTGTTCTGATGCCGTAACTGCATATCGCAACTACTACATCGGGGAAAAGAAACGCTTTGCCAAGTGGGCGAAGACTCCAACCCCATCGTGGTTTTGATTGGCGAATCGCCTAAATACAAGACTCGCTATGCCAAACTACGATTACCTATGCCGTGCATGTGACCATCGATTTGAAGAGTTTCTTCCGATCAAGGATCACAAGAAACCATGCAAGAATCCTTGCCCAAAGTGTGGCAAGAAGCAAGTGGATCAGTACATCGCATCTGCTCCACCTGTCATTGACCCAGTTCGATTGGGTATTCGTAGACCCGACAGCGGATTCAAGGAAGTCATTTCCAAGATCAAATCCGCACACCCTAGACACGGAATGAGAGACTATTGAACATGAATACCAATGAAGTGAAACTCGTTTCCGTGGAAGCGGAAGGCATGGGACGCTACTACCAATCGCCAACCAATGGCAAGTGGTATCCATCGGTTACCACCGTTGTGAATCATGAAGATGCCGAGAAGTGGAAGAAGTGGCGAGAAGATCCTGAGAACGCGAAGAAGTCTCAGATGGCTATCAATCGCGGAAACAAGTTGCACTCCTTGGTTGAAGAGTACCTGATCAACAAGGTCGCTCCCACGGAAATCGGTGACCGTTGGCACTTCGACCCGATTCTCCCCCTGTTGGAGAACATCGGAAAGATCGATGCCATCGAAACGGGATTGTGGTCTGATACGCTCATGCTTGCAGGACGAACGGACTGCATCGGTGAGTACTGCGGCGAACCCGCAATCATCGACTTCAAGACCGCATCCAAGGAGAAGAAGCGTTCGTGGATCACGAACTACTTCCACCAAGCCGCTGCATACTCCTACATGTGGGAGGAGCGCACGGGTAAGCGTGTCGAACGCCTCGTTGTATTGATCGTCAACGACGAGGGAACTGCTCAGGAATTCGTGGAACACCGCAACGACTTCAGGGAGGGCTTGGCAAATGTCATCCGCTCCTATTGGGTAAAGAACAACTTCAAGCGGGTACAGGAGATCGCCAATGGCATGGCTCAAAAGACTGCTTGAATACTTCGGGTGGACACTCGCCCGATCAAATGAGATCGTTATTCCTCCAAAAGAGGAGCGATATCATTGCATTCGTTTCATGACAGACCGAGGGGAACAGATCGGAATCCTACTGACAACAGAAGAGTTCGAAACGGGCATTCGTCGTTGGGTGGATACGATTGAGGAGATGCCAATCGAAACCTCAAGCCCCACAGAAGACGAAAGGATTCCGTAATGGGATCAATCATTAACATTGAAGATACTTTTAGCAAAGAGATTGAAGAACTATGCAAGAACCGCAAGGAGGGAAAATACATCGATGCGATTCTTGAACTCTGCGATAAGCATGGAATCGAACCCGAGTCGGTAGCCAAGTTGGTTACCAAGCCGATTCGGGAAAAACTGAAGGCAGAGTTTGAAGATCGAAACATGTTGAGGGGAACAAAGAAATCGTCTAAGTTGCCCCTTGACTGACACACAACACGCGCTATACTTGTCACAATCGTTCACACACAACACGCAACACACAGGAGATACACACATGTCAGGATTTGCAAGCATGAAGAAGAACGCTCAGTCCGCAATCGACAAGTTGTCGAAGGAGATGAGCAAGGTCAGCGAGAAGAAGAACTACGACGATGATCGCTTTTGGTCGCTTGAGCGCGACAAGGCGGGTAACGGCTACGCGGTGATCCGCTTCCTGCCGCCCGTCGAAGGCGAGGACATTCCTTGGGTGCGGCTGTTCAGCCACGGCTTCCAAGGCAAGGGTGGTTGGCTCATCGACAACTGCCCAACTACGGTTGGGAAGAAGTGCCCGATCTGCGAGGCAAACAACGAACTTTGGAACAGCGGACTTGAGTCGAACAAGGGCATTGCCCGTGACCGCAAGCGCAAGTTGTCGTACATCGCCAACATTCTTGTTGTCAGCGACCCGTCGAACCGTGAGAACGAGGGCAAGGTGTTCCTCTTCAAGTTCGGCAAGAAGATCTTCGACAAGTTGCAGGAGGCAATGAACCCCACGGCTCCTGACGAGACGAAGATCAATCCGTTCGACTTTTGGCAGGGCGCGAACTTCAAGTTGAAGGCACATCTTGAGTCGGGCTATGTCTCCTATGAGAAGTCCGCGTTCCAAACGCCGTCCGAGGTGTTCGATGGAGATGACAAGCGGCTTGAGGCTCTGTGGAAGTCACAGCATGCCCTCGTTCCCTTTGTCGCGCCTGATCAGTTCAAGTCCTACGAGGAACTGAAGGGTCGCATGGATCAGGTTCTTAAGGGTGGCAATGAGGGTTCCGCTACCCGTGCTGAGGAAGCCGAGCCTGAGGATTTCCGCAGCAAGATGAAGGCATCGACCGCCGCTGCTGTATCCGAGGAGAAGCCTGCAAAGAAGGCTCCTGCCAAGACTGCGAAGACCGAGGACGATGATGAGGATGCGTTTGCCTACTTCAAGAAGTTGGCAGATGACGATGAGTAAATCCTGACCATGCCGTGGAGGCGCACGACTGCCGCTCAGAAATGGGCGGCTGTTGTGTTATAGGGCAGGACACTCTTGGAATAGCAGGGCACGGAGCGTTGGTTCCGTGTTCCTGTTGTTCGTTGGCATCAACACATTGCTTTCGCCACCACCACCATTGACGATGTTGTTTGTAGTCGGTGTGTTCACGACTGCGGTTCCACCATTGTTCATCGCATTCATCTTTGCGGTGGATGTGTTGTTGGTCGCCGTATTGACCACATTCGCATTGTAGGAAGGTGCTGCCATGGGTGCGAACTGCACCTTTCCACTAGGCGTGGCAATCGGAGTAACAGGAGTTTGTGCAAATTGGACGGCACCCGACTGTGCCATGCTGTTTGCTGTCGATGCTACGGCAGTTGTGCTTTGTTGTGCTTCCTTTACAACTTCAGCACTCTTTTCGACCGCAACTTGCAATCCATCTCCCCCCGAGCCACCACCCAATGCCTCTTTGATATAACCACCAACAATTGGTATTTCGCCCAACCCATCGGCAATGGCATCGATTATTCCCGCGAAGAAACTAATCAGTTCGTTATAGAGCCATGCACCAAAGTTCACAACATCTGCAAGTATCTGACCGCTTGCAATCCAATCCCATAGAGACATGAAAGCGTCATATGTCAACTCTGCCAACTTGACTAGCATTTCTCCAATGAATTCACCGATCTTAAAGGGAAGAACGATGAACAGGTTGACAGCAGTTTTGATTGCAGCGGTAACAGCGGCAATAGCATTCTTGATCATCGTGGTGATTCCTACCTGAATCGCCTTGAAGATCTTGCTGAAGATAGATCCTTCTCCTTGGAATATTGCAAATATGCGAGAGAACGCATCTGTGAAGTTCTTGTAAACGGTTTGGAAATAGTCGATTATTGGCTCAAATACACCCGCGATTCCGTCAAAGACACCGCCCATTGTGGTGTTGAAGAAATCGAAAGTGCTTTGGAAGTCAAGCAAGCCAAAAGTGAGACCGCTAATGATTTGGGCAAGGGCACCCATGATGAGACCTTTGATGTTGCCCAACTGTTGGAATCCCTTGTATGCACCAAAAATCGCATCGATTGCCAACTGAATGTAGAAGAAGAACTTGCCAAGTACCTTGAACCCAAAACTGAAAGCCTTGCCAAATTGACCAAGGCTTCCCGAAAGCCCAGGGAAGAACTTGAGAATGGAACCCAATCCCTTTGTGAATGGCTCAAAGATCTTTGCAACGCCGCCGAACAAACCCGCCGCACCCTTGCCAATACCACCAAATATGGAACCAAGAGCCTTTCCGATTCCAAACGGAAGCATGGTGAGAAGCGAAACGATGAATTGGATCTTCGTCCAAATGTAACCAAGAACTGCACCAACAGCGACAGTCAAGATGAGGAGAATTGTCTTGAACCAACCATCCTCTTTCTTGAACATACCGCCCATAGTTCCCTTAAGACTCTCAATCCCATCTACGAACTTCTGTGCCCAAGGGGGAGTGTCATTAAGTGCCTCAGCCTCCCTTTCAGCAGCCTTGATGGAGTCTTTCTCCATTTGGTCGATCATACGGATGTCATGACCTTCCAATCGTTGCAATGATTTAATTACCTGTTGCTGACCGTCAATCATCTTTGCATCGGCTTCTCTGTTTTCCTTTGTGTCTGCTAGTTTCGCAGCAGTAGCAGCAGATACCTTCTTCTCTTCGATGATCTTATTGATTCTCTCTTTGCGTACCTTTTCCAGTTCTTTCTGTTGTTGGATTTCAATTCTCTTAAGGATGACATCCTTTTGTGTCATCAAGAACATCTCACGATTCGTTGCGATCTCTTCTTTAGTTGCTTTGGGGTTGTACGCTTTGAATCGATCATCCTCAGCCTTGGCAATTTCATCGATCTGATCTTTGATCGTTCCGAGACCGACAATACCACCTTGGGCTTCTATATTCTTGCCGAAGTCTTCGGCCTTTTTGGTCTTCTCATATGCAGTCATTGCCTCTAGCGCAACCGCCGCATTTTCTGCTTCTTTAGCCAAGTTTGTATCCCTGAGAGACTTCGCCAATTCACCAAATATGGTATTAGATCTGCTCTCAAGATTCTGTGATATCTTCTTGGCTTCGATTTCGATAGTAGCATTGGTGGCAATAACCATCTTGGTTGCTTCGCCCAATGACTTGGACATCTCAGCACCAATTGATGCGTCAGTTTCCTTTACGGTATTTTTGAATTCCCGCAAAGACATAAGAGCGGACATTCGCGCATCTTTTTCTTCTTCTATTTGCTTTGCACGACCTTCAGATACCAAGTTCAAAGCAGTCATCTGACGATCAAGTTTGCTCACAGTAGTTGAGTAAGTCTCATTTACTTTGAGCAAGTCATTTTCATACTTCTCACGAATTTTTTCGGTGCCCTTAGTCCACTTGCCCTGAGCATCAATGTACTTCTTGTTAGATTCGTACAGAGCCTCAGACTCTTTCTTCCTTTTTTCTTCTGCTTGATGCAGTTTTACGGAGATGTCTAGGAGTTTGTTATCAGCGCGTTGCTTCTTTGCCAAAGTCTCATTGGACTTTTCGACCAACTTCTTCAGGGCTTCCATTTCAGCAAAGAACTGATCCAATGCCTTGTTAGCATCGGCTGATGGTGCCACAATTCCATCTTGGTTGTTCGGTGGTGTTGGATTTCCTTGTGTTGGTTCTGCCATCTATCTGCCCTTTACTGTCTTTGGCTCTTCAAAGACTCCATTCTCTCCTTCTCTTCCTTCAAGTGTTGCATCAACAAATCGATGTAGATCCTCCGCTCCCATGGCATCATGCTCTCTAGATCAACTAGCGTGTAGTTGAAGTTCTGCATCATCGCAAAGTTCACGGAGAGCATGTTGAACAAGTTGTCATGGGTGGAGGCTAGGAGAAAAAACTTGTGATCCCCTTCAGAGTTGAGTTGTTCTCATGACCACAATGCTTGCACTTGAATTGAATTTGCTTCTCCAACTTTGGCATCGTTTCCACGAAGGAGAAGAGTTTCTTGAACTGTTCCTGCGTCATCTCTTCGATGAATCCACGGACTTCCTTTGGATCCATCTCAGATGCATTGAAGATCTTCTCTCCCTGATAGACCTTGTCGATTGACTTGACCAACAGGGTGAGTGCCTTGTCGATGTCACTTTGAGAATCAATGTCCTTCAGATCATCGACGGTGGGGTACTTCATGACTACGCTGATGTCGCCCACGATAGGAATGATCTTCTTGTGATTCGGATCGTTCGTGGGGTGGATTTCCTTCAGGTTGATTTCGACCTCATTCGGCAACTCGCACTTTGAACACTTGACATTCGGCTTTGCGGTCTCGCCTACAGATTGGCTACGCAGTTGCAGGAACAGGTATTCCATGTCCACCAAGGGCAACTTGAAGACATCTACTGCACCATTCGTGCAAGCAGAGATGACTTCGCGGATAGCCGCGTTGATGGTCTTCTCGTCTTTGCTCTCTGCCGCCATGAGAAGGATCTTTTCCTCCTTGACGATGAAGGGTCGGTATTCGATCTTCTTTCCGCTGACGGGAAGAGTTGTTTGGTGCTTGGGTGTTGAAGCGATAATTCCTGCGAGTGACATGACGATCTCCTATAATGAAGAGTTAGGGATAGAATCCGTTTCCAAAGAATCCTGCGCCGAAGAAGCCCTGAGTCTGTGACAGGAGGGTCAGACCCAAGTCGAGTCCACCTTGACGGGGGGTAGAGTAGACAACTCTTCCATCCACGCCACGCGGTAGGTCGTTTACCTTGTATTCCTCTAGTTGCTTGACATAAGCCTGCAACACGCTGCGCTGCTGCTGACGCTGTGCATTGAATGCTGCGCGTTCTGCAATCGTTCCCAAGGCAAATCCATTGACAGCCTTGTCGATTCCTGCTTGGCTTGCCGTGAGAATGTCCTTGTATCGATCCTTTTCGATAACAGGATATCCCGTGTCGGTGACTGTAGGAATGATATTGTCGTATCTGATGTTCTCTTCCTGAAGTGGGATCATGTCGTGATACATGAATCCGATGTCGGAGAACAGCGGCTCCTGCACATTGTTGTAGTTCAGGTTCCCGCCGTTCATGTTCATGGAGAACGGATAGACTTCGGTGAACTTGTAGCCGACAACCTTGCCCTGATACATCGCCTCCATGGCTTGTCCGAAGTTCTGAACATGATTCGGGAGTAGCAGCAGATAGATGAAACTGTCTTTGGCGTAATCATCGTAGAAACGCCATTGACGGGTGTATGGGTTCTGAATGTAACGCAGCCACGCCTCAAAGAACTCCTTTTCAAACATGTCGGTTCCGACATTGAACTGGACTTTGATACCCGATGCGTTGTTGGTGTTTCTTTTGTACGGGAAGATGCGGGTTGGGCCAGCGTTGATGTAGTTTTGTTCGGTGCTAAACCAAGTCTGCTCGTTCAGGTTGATCGACTTGCATGTGGTAGCCAAACGGGCGACATCGGGAACAAAGTTCATGCCGATGCCATCGCGTACCGCCTGATTTGGAAACAGCATCACAAGCCAACGATTACCCGCCGCCCATCCCGTCTCCCGCGCCCGACCGTACACGGAGTCTTGGAAGGATGGTTCGGGATTTTGGACATACGATTGGTATGCCGCCCGTGCCCTCGCTGCTTGTAGGTTTGCTTGGATATCCATGGTTCTATAAGGTATCTATTATGCCAACGCCCACACATCTGCGCGAGATGCACCC